GAAGCATAAGCCTTTTGTATGGGGCGCTGAGACAGGACAGATTAGACGGGCTGTAGAACCGTTTATGAAGAAACGCATTAACCAAAGGAAGATATTCTTTAGAAGGGAATGGATGCCGCATATAGGTGACAAGCAGGCCAATGCTAGATCATTCCAGGCCTTTGCCTCGCAAGGAAAGGTGTACATACCTTTGACAGAATGGGGTGAGTCGCTTATAAACCAGTTATTATCCTTTGATGCTGGTACTTTTGACGACAAAGTAGATGTATGTGGATTAATGGGACGATTATTGGATATGGTCTGGGCTGCACAAATACCCAGAGAACCGGACAAACCAAGAGAATATGATTATGGTTTTAACGATGAGGCAGAAGACTCGTGGAAGATAGCCTAAAAAAGCACGTTGATTTCTATAATGCCTTTATAGAGACCACAGAGGCCGGTCACAAGGAAGCCAAGACCCGTCGAAACTATGTGAATAACATACAGTGGACGGCTGAAGAAATCGCAGAGCTAAACAAGCGAAAGCAGCCCGTTATCACTGATAATCGAATCAAGCGTAAAACAGACTATTTCTTAGGTATTGAACGACAGACCCGCACCGATCCTAAAGCCTTTCCACGTACACCAGAACATGAGGATGGGTCAAACGCTGTCACGGATGCATTAAGGTATATCTGTGACAATAATGACTGGGACATTGAGCGGTCAGAAGCCTTTGACAGTCTCATAGTTGAGGGTATCGAGGGTTATTCAGTCCCTGTTGCTAAGTTGCCCAATGGCGAGATCGAGATACGTGTAAACCATATTCCATGGGATCGTATCATATATGATTATCATTCAACTGACCGTTTCTTCCGTGACGCAAAGAAAAAGGGCGTAATTGTCTGGATGGACGAAGACGACGCTATGCAGGCGTTTAAGGAAAAGAAGGAAATTATAGAGATGTCGTTTGCTATGAATTCGGATGATTCAGACATATTCGACGACAAGCCAGAGAAAGCGGTATGGGCTGACAGGGTTAAAAGACGGTTAAAGGTTATTCAGTTGTACTATCTGGAGAAAGGCACCTGGACGCATTGTGTATTCACTAAGGCCGGTTATCTGGTTGATCCAGCACCGTCTAAGTACCTTGATGAATACGGACAGCCTGATTGCCCTATTGAGTTAGGATCGGCTTATATTGACAAGGATAATGATCGTTTTGGGTTAGTCCAAGACATGATTTCATTACAGGATATGGTGAATAAGGGTCATTCCAAGTACATGCATTTCATCAATTCAAACCAAACATGGGGTAACGCTCAAGGCCCTAATGCCAATGTAACCAAGAAACAAGCTAAGATGCCTGATGGACATTTTGAGCTTGAGGGCGATGGTAAGTTTGGTGAAGACTTTGGAATAGTCCCCACAGATAATAAAGCAGTAGGGACTTTTAACATCACTCAACAGGCTATCCAGTCACTAGCTGAGATAGGCGGTAATTCCCTGGTGGATGATCAAGCCTCTGGACGTTCAAAAGAGGTCACAGCTCAAACCAAGATTATCGAGCTAGGCCCTGTATTAGACACCCACAGACAGTTATCTAAGATGGTCTACAAGCACATGTGGAACCGTGTTAAACAGTTCTGGACAGGCCCTAAGTGGATCAGGGTCACAGATGACGAAGACAACATAAAATTCACCCAACTTAACCAGCCAGTCACGTATGCCGATGCGCTCAAAGAGAAGTTTGGAGAAATACCACCACAAGCCCTTAACTCTCCGTTTCTTAACCAGGTACGAGAGGTTAAGAACAAAGTCGATGAAATGGACGTTGATATTATTGTTGAGGAAGCACCAGACATTATAAATATCCAGCAGGAGCAGTTCCAGGTATTAGCTGACTTAGCCAGGACTTACGGGCCTCAAGAGGTACCATTTGAGCAGATGCTTAAACTATCCAGTTTGAGGAATAAAGATCAGTTTGTTGAACAGACTAAGGGCAGTGAAGAGCAGCGACAAGCCGCTATGATGCAACAGCAGCAAATACAGCAGATGCAAGTACAGATGGCAATGGAGAAAGAGCAGATAGCCATAGCTAAGGAAAAGGCTGAATTACAGGGTATTCCGATTAGTAATGAAATCCAGATGCGTGAATTAGCATTGAAAGAAAAAGAAATCATGCTCAAGGAGTACGAGATAGCCCAGAAGATCAACGGTGACAACACAAGGATTCAGGAGGCTAATATAAAAGCTAATGCTGATGTCAATATTGCACAGATAGACGCGGCGGCCAGGGTGGCGGAGTCTGGAAAGGAAACAGAAGAAAAACAACCCATACAGATCATTAACCAAATCCCTAACGGTGATAAGCGTGTTAGTGTAACCAGAACTGAAAACGGCCTTGAAGGTGAGGCAGTATCAATATAACGACTAGAGGGCAGTAAAATGGCTATTATAATTGATCCAGATGATCTCAACCAGGGGTCAGAACTTGCAGTGGCAAGCGCGATCTTTGCCGCAGGTACGGGGGCGGATATTCGTATTCATACCTCCTTATCTAATCTTTTACCAGCTCTTGCTGCTGGCGAGTTCTTTGAGGTACGAGACCATACCCAGACAGTCAACAATGGACTGTATCAGGTTGTTACTGTAACCACATCAACCGATGATTATGAGTGTGACAAGGTTTTTGGTTCAGCGCCTATTGTGGCGGCTGTGGAAGCTATCACGACTTTAGGCGCGACTGGCACTAGTACCGAGAAGTCCATATTTATCGACACCCAGACCCCAGGAATAGCTTTGTTGGAGCAGGGAAATTTAACGGTGGATGGTGTTGCTGGCCCCGCTGTTTATTCCAAGTTAATGAAAGACTACGTTACTGATCAGTTCTTAATGGATGCGTCCAAGTTCCCCATGCTAACCATCGATGCGGATGCTGGTAAGTTCATTATTGGTCAGGATAACGAGGGTAATAACAACGGTGCTGTATGGCTGGATAGTACAGGGTTTTCAATTCGTACTCGTAAATTGTTAAGAAATACGGGTTGGGATGAGGTCACAAGTGCAGGCGTAAACTCTGCAAAATGGGTGGGTGTTGGTACTTTAGGTTCGTTTGAAGATGAAACCAACGATAAGGCCCGGTATAACTTTGGTACAGATACAAGTGTTAATAACTCTGTAGAGTTTGATTTTGCTGGCCCGGCAAACGAAGCGATACAGTATTATGAAGAAATCGGAAATCCAGATACCTGTACTTATACTACAAGCACTATCACAAGGGCTACTGGATCATTTATTACAGATGGCTATGTGGTGGGCGGACAAGTGGCGGGTAGGGCTTCAGTAACATCCGATCATAACACTACGCAAACATTAACTGCTGTTGCCGCACTTACATTAACGGTCAGCGGAACACCTTATACAGCCGGGGCCGATACGGTCGTTCAGTTATCCGTGGATAACTCCAATGCGATTCGGTTGAGAAACAGAATAAGGGACGCTGACCCCACAGGTAAGACATACACCCAGGCGAATCTAACATCAGGTAACTATACGGCGTTGCGTTCGGGCTTCATGACCTTTCCGTTGTCTTCAGTTTCAGATGCGAATATCACTGAAACAGACGCGAATATTGATGCTAATACTCCATACACGGGTATGACCTTAACCCTGTATTCAACACCACAGAGTTTAGGGTCTGACCTGGTAGGCGGGCCGTATAACTTTGGTGCGGTGATTGATGCCAATAACGGCACCCAGAAACAAGTTTTCGAATGGCTGCAACGTCAATTAAGAAAAACTACTGATATTGATGCTGGAGCTGGTACTAATATTGGTTTAATGCTTGATGATATGGCGACCGTTATCGGGCCTCAGCTTCAGTTGGGTATCAGCTCACCCTCAGATGGATCAAAAATCTTCAATAACCCAGAGGGCGGCGGTTCAGGTGTTTACATCACTAATCTGAACGCGGCCTCTAAAAACACCACCGTCATGTACGATAATCTGGAAGCGCCAGTAGGCTTCCCGATTGGCACACCCATCACTGTAGATGTGAATCAGGTATTCATTGATGACACCACGGCTCTTCTGAAACTGTACTTTGACAACACGATTAGCAATGCAGCCGCAGGCGTTACGATTACCGCAGGTACAGGGGCCAATGGTACGTTTGTTGCCACAGGTACGCTTCCAGCCTCTTTAAACAGGGGAGTCGGGGCTTATGTAAGGGTCGCTGGTATGACGGGTGCTGATGAGCCGATGAACGGTGTATACCAAGTAACGGCTTTGACCAGTACGTCCCTTTGGAGTGTAACCCGTAGAGATGGGGCAACTATTGTGACTACCGCGTCCACAGCGATAACGATTGATGAGAACTGCATTAATACCCCCGATGCGATTATTGTTGATACTGACAATGATCTGACTGGAACAGGTATATCATTTACAGCCCCTGATACTATTGGAGATACCGGGCTAGGTCTTGGAATACTGGCGGCAGGTGATTATTTCAGGGTTCTTTCGGTTTCAGGTGTCAATGATGGCATTTATCAAGTCGATACGGCAGCGGCGGGTACTATCACTACCATTGAGCAAACGATTGCAAGTGAGATTGCTGGGCCTTCAATAACCTTAACTGAAGTATTCCAACATGCGGCTGATGCGGATTATTCAGCAAC